CAAGATATAATGGATATTTTTATTCAAATGGAGAAGTAATAAGATATGATGCAGTTGAATATAATGTGCCAGGAGTTGGAAATACTTGGATAACAAGTAATTTAGAATATCAAAATTATTTTTCAAAAATTACTTTTAATGGAAAAATGTATCCTACTGGAAATGTAAGAATTTATTCTGAACCATATTATGAAAATGTAGATGGGGTAACTAAATTAAAAAATGGTAAAGTTGTTAAACATGGTAGAGCACAATTTGGAACAGAGATTCAGTCACACTCAGCAGGTCTATCTTCTTATTGGTCAAATAATGATTATGTTCAAGGATGCGATATGGAGTCTCAATATTTATATAGTACTGAAATAAATCCAACACTTCCTTCAGTAACATCTGGAGCAGCAGGAATAAATAAAATTCAAGCAGAAAAATCTAATAGAAATGGAATAATTAAAAATTATTTTGCATCAGGATATGAAAGTGAAAACTCAACAATAACTTTAAAAACTCCACAAACTGGAACAATTCAATCCTCAGCATTAGTTTTTGATGGACCTATTTTTACAGCAACAGAAAAATCTAGAGATTTTATTTCTTATGTTTGGAAAATTTTAGATAAACCATATAAACATTTTGGAACACGCATCAGAATAATTGGTAAGATAGAATCATCTGGAGCAACAAAACAAACTCCAGTTGGATCAACCAGTTATTACACTGTTCCAAATACTGATCCAACAAAAAGTGTAACTTTAGGTGGTGGCGCAGGAGGAATTTGTATTGCTAATCCAACAACAAATCAAGGTTATTATTTTGAAATTGCAGCATTAACTGATTCTAATATTAATAGTTATTTAAAAACAGATAATAATGGACAAACAACATTAAATCTTGATAATATTGTTTTTTATAAAATACAAAAAAATGCATCTAGTTCTAGAGCCGTTCCAACAAAAATTTGGGGAGGAATTGGCAATATTATTGTTGATGATGGCAACTTTACTGGTCAATACAGAATAACAAATGAAGAAAATCCAACAGTATATGATTTAGCAATTGAATACGTAGATGTCAATGCTACAACTAGAACTTTTTATTTATATATTAATGAAAAATTAATTCAAACAGTAACAGATACAAACCCATTACCAATTGAAGGAAACACAATGGGACTATTTGTTCGTGGTTCAACAAGAGCAATGTTTGAAAATATTTATGCTTTATCTAATAATTATGCATTAAATTCAACCTTTACAACAGGTGTTCCTATTTCTTCAGTTTTTGGTGATGGAGATAAATTTATTAATGCAAATCAAGCAATGAATAAATACGCACTAAGTGGTGTAATTCAAAAAACATATTTAAAAGGTATTTGTCCACAAGTAATTCCTCAATATAATCTATACTATGAAGAATTTGGATCAATAATGAGAGAGGCTGCTTATTTTAATATTAAATATGATAAAGCATATCCTGCATTATATGCAAAAATATCTGATACATTTAATAGAGTAAAAGGATATACTGTTTCTGGATTTACTGCAGATTCCTATGGTGCAGAATTTTTAATTTTTAACGCAACAGATAAAGCCTTAAGTCTTGATGAAACCACAGGTAATTATTTAAGAATTCAAGGAGTAACATTTACTCAAGATACAACTCATAAATTAACAGTAGATGATTATTATAAAAAACGTGGTAACTTATCAGATCCAGAGTTAAAAGGTAATGAACTTGTTACATCTCCTTATAGATATATAGAAGAGTATGACAAAATTCGCACTAGCAGAATAAAATATGGCAAAAATGAATTTAGTTTACAAGCAGATTATATTCAAGATCAAGACTCAGCAGCAGAACTTGTTGGTTGGATTTCAAATAAAATGTCTAGACCAAGAAAAGCAGTTGGAATGGAAATTTTTTCTATACCTACTTTACAGTTGGGTGATATAATTAATATTAATTATAAAACAGAAGATGGAATAGATCTTGTTGTTAAAAATAATGTAAATTTGGTTGTTTATCAAATTGATTATGGAAAGGGCATAGATGGTCCATCAATGGTTATTTATGCTAATGAGGTATAAAAATGGCAATTGCAGATCCTAATAGTCCAAATACAGCAGTTCGTGTACAACCTGGAGATACACTTAGTGCTATTGCTAAAGCAAATGGATTAACCCTTGCTGAAATTAAAGCACTTAATCCAGCATTAACAAGCAATCCAAAATATAATAATGGAAATACAATTTTTAGCAATACTAAAATAAATATTGCACCACCAGAAGCAAAAGCAGCAGTTGTTCCTCCACCAACACCTGCGCCAGAAAATCCACCTTTAACAACACCTAACATAACTCCACCACCCGATCCTGCTCCGACTCCACAACCAGATCCTACTCCAATTTCAATACCAGACACAACTCCTAGTCCCGTATTTGCACCACAACCCACTCCATCATATTCTCCATCATATAGTACACCAACACCAACACCAGCAATAAAAACAGCAACTCCACAATTTATATTATTTAATGATGATGAAGTGCCAGTAGATGCTATTGTTGATTTGCTTTTTGAAAATATTGGAGGACAAGAACTATTAAGCATTGGAAGATCAGATACTATTAATGGACAAAAAATACTTTACCAGCCTATTAAAAATCTTAATATTTTAAAAGAACAATATAACCCTAATAATATTATTAGACTTCAAAACACATCTGATAAATTTTTTAATAGTTTTAGTATTAAACTGGCAGATAAAATTCCTGTAGTAGGTAACGGATCAAATGGAAGCAATGTTTATCTTGACCCTAGTGGCAATCTTGTTATTGAGTTTATTAATTTATCTGATGAGGAACAGGCTGAAATTGAAATAACTTCTAGTGGTATAATAAATGAGGTAGGTATATAATGATAACTAATACAGGTAAAGAAATTCTCGCTAAATATTTAATGGGTATCGCTCCAGCATACGCTTCATACATTGCTGTTGGCTGTGGACCAAAACCAAGATTAAATATTAACGTATTAACTTCTTGTTCATCTTCAGGAACAACTGTAACTACTACAACTACCACTGGATTATGGGTAGGTGCATCAGTCTATCATGTAACAGCGGGGACAGGTTCAATTCCAGAAACCGCTGTAGTTACTTCAATTATTAGTAGTACACAGTTTACACTTAGCATAGCACCCACAGTAGCATTATCTGGAGCAACAGTTATTATTGAAATTGATAAAGAAAAAAAATCACTTGATTTTGAAATGTTTAGAATTCCCATATCTTCAAGAGGATATGTTAATGATGGAACTTATGACAAAATAGTTTTTACTGCAGAACTTCCAACAGAAGAAAGATATGAAATTTCTGAAATTGGATTATATTCTGCGGGGTCAAATCCAAGTGCTGGATCTTACGATAGTAAAACTCTTTATGCTTTTACTGATGCAGAAAACTGGCAATTAAATGATTCTGGTAGTTCTACTTTAACCAGTCCAGTTTCCATAACAAGTTCTATTATTGATGGATCAAATGTTATTACTTCAACAGCAAATGCAATTCAAACTTTATCAAATAATACTGGATTTTTAGATACAACTCGTGCTGCAAGATATGAAAGATGTAGATATTTTAATAATGTTATTATGCTTAGAGGCAATAATTCTTATTTAAGTAATGCTGGAGGAGTTTTATCCGTTGGTACAACTCCTAAGTTTTTGCAATTAACAGGACAAACAATTGATTTTACAAGAAACTCAACTTCAGATTTAATAAAAATAGCATTTTCAATAGTAAATGTTTATGGTGCTGCTTCAACATATCCTGATAAAGTAAGAGTTTTAATTGAATTTGCAAGCAGCGATGGATTACAATATGCAAGAATGAATGCTGAATCAACACATACTGAATCAAACTTCTCTACTAATAGATATATGGTTGTTTCAAAAAGATTAGATGCTTTAACTTATTCAACAACTTTTTCATGGAATGCAGTTAGTGTTGTTAAAATATATGTAAGTGCAATCAATAATTATACTATTACAACAAAGGCTTACTCATCTCCATATGTAACATTAACAACAAGTTCAACTCATAATTTGCAAGCAGGTGATATTGTTAAAATTTCTGGTCTTGGAACAGGATACGATGGACAATTTACAGTTTATGATACGCCAGCATCAAATACATTTAGGTACACACCTACAACAACTCCTGGATCTGGTTCTACTGGATTAACACAGGCAATAGAAGCAGCATCTTCTAAATACTTTGTTGCTCTTGATGCAATACGTTTTGATAATGTTGGAACAATTAATCCTTTATACGGAATGACTGGATATTCTATTGTTCAAGATATTACAAATACTCCAGCGCAAACAATAGTAAAATCTTCAAACTCTAATAATTATATTGAATACAGACTTATTGTGGATGTAACATAATGCCAGATGCAAATATTAAAAAAATTGTAATACCAAAAGCACAACTACCATCACTTTTACTAACTCCTATGTTTGACTCAACAACTTCTGGTAATGCAACTCCTACACATAACACCACATATGGATATAATGTTAGATATAGAATAGTTTCTGAAGATAAAAATAGAACATCTCATTGGTCATCAATATATAATATTAATGGAAGTGGACAAGTTCCAGTAACTAATCTTGATTATTCATATGTAAAAGAAACAGTTACAACATCAACTGGAACCAATACAGCATTGAGAGTAAACTGGACAATTCCTACTACATTAGGAACAAATACTTTTGATATTTTTGTTAAAAAGAATAGTGGATCTTATTCATATTACGGTACATCCTATACAAATACATATGTAGTTACTAGATCCAACTCTCTTGAAACATCAATAACTATATTAGTACAAACACCTACATATCCAAAAGCAGTCACTGTTGGTGCAAAATTATTTGAAACGGCAGCAATAACAGTACCGTAATGGTATAATTTAATAGGAGGCAAACATGTCAAGAGTACCAATACCACAAAGAGGGCAACCATTAGATGTTGCATATATTTCTCAACTTTCAGCAGCAGTAAATGATATTGCTGGTCAAGTATCTTCAGCAACATATAACTATACTACAATTGATACCATAGATTCAGGTAAGCAAAGTATTAAAACTTCAGAAACCAGAGTAGTTGGTGGATATGTAGTAGTGTCTAGCGATAGTACAGTTACTTCATCTCAAACAAAATCCTTTACATATACATTTTCAGGTGATTTTAAATATGTTCCAATTGTTACAGCAACCCCAATTAACTCAGGAAAAAATTCTGCAGGTGAGAATGTTACAGTTGTTTTAACAGATGTTAGTAGATCAAGCGTAACAGGTTTTGTCAGATATAATGCCAATGGTAGTGTTTCAACAATTGTAAACTTAATTATCATTGGAATACCTAATTAATGCCAAAATGTGATAAATGTAAAAAAAGAATGTTTGTTGATAGGCAATATACAACAATAGATCATCTTGAAATTTTTTGTTTAACTTGTGGATCAAGAAAATTTTTTAATCCACCATCAAGTAGTAGAGTAGGATTATGGATACTTCAACAGGAAAAGTTACTAGTGAAGAGTACAATAACTCCCCTGTAATTAAAGGAAATCAAAAAGTTTGGTTTTTAAATGGAGATTTAGTAAGGGTTCATCATTATAATAAATCTAATGGTTTAATTTCTGTTTATAATATTATTCAAGACAGAATTGAAACTTGTTTAATTAGTGATTTTAAACGCAATCGTGAAAAGGCTTACACAGTTGGAGAGACTGCTAAATTAATTAATCGTCATAAAAAATATATGCCATCATTAATTAAAAGAGGAGTTATTCCTCCACCATTAGGATCTCAAAAAGGTGGCAAAACAGGATGGCAAGTAAGATCTTATTACTCAGAATCGCATGTAAAAGACATACGTGATATACTTGCAAGTATCCATATTGGACAACCAAGAAAAGATGGATTGGTAACAAATAATATTACTCCTAATACGCAAGAGTTGACAAGGCGCATGGGAGAAGGTATACTTACATATACGAGGACAGAAGATGGACGATTTATTCCAGTGTGGAATGAATCTATTTAATAGAATGGGTGGAAAATGGAAAACGATTCAACTAAAGTATCTGTAACACTTGGATACACACTTAACCTTGGAAACTTTCAATCATTGAGGCTTGACCTTGGTGTTGTAGATTCTAAGCGTGATGGAGAAAATACAGATCAGGCTTTTGATCGTGTATACAAGTTTGTTGAAGAAAAACTAACTACAAAAATTCAAGAAGCACAGTCAGAGGCTGCTGAAGGATAATGGCAGACCGCAAAGACCGAATGGCTTTGCTTAGTCGCTACAGCAAGTTTCATACTGCAAGGTATGAGCAAAAGCCATCTTTAAATTTAAATGTAGAGCAATGGTCTGCTGATGCCCTTATTGAGTCATATGGCATTAGTCAGTGCTATGATCTTTTAGAATATTATTTTAGCGTTGCACCTTCACCAACATGGAATTATTTTGCATATAGCGCAGAAAAAATATTACAGGCAATTAAAGATAAGAAGCAAGATGATGAAGAAAGAGCACAACGTAGACTTATGGCAAGGGAATGGTTAAAGAGTGAATAATACAGAAGCAAGATTACTTTCAGCAGTATTAGAAGATAAGCAGATCCACGTTTTGCTTCAGGCAAATGTAGATAATCTTCTTAGAACTCATAGTGATATCTGGCAGTTTATTCGTAATTATTCAGAACACAATGCAGCACTTCCTCCAACCTCCTTGGTTGTTGAAAAGTTTAGAGACTTTGAGCCAGTAAAAGATGTAGGTTCAACTAAACATCACCTTGAAGAATTGCAAACAGAATATTTAAATGATAGTCTTAAAGACATTATTAGAAGTGCAGCCTCTGATATTCAACTAGGTCAAGGTGGTCAGGCTCTAGAATCTTTAATTCAAAAGACATCTGAACTTAAAAAGAATACTTCAATGATTCGTGATATTGATGTAACAGATCTTGATTCTGCTCTTGCTTATTATGAAAACGTAAAAGAGCAACAAGCATTAGGTCATCGTGGAATTAAAACTGGGCTTCCAGGATTTGATAACTATCTTCCTGCTGGAATTATGCCAGGACAGTTGGGAGTATTTCTTGCTTATCCAGGAATTGGAAAATCATGGTTGGCTTTATACTTTGCTGTACAGGCTTGGAAACAAGGAAAGTCTCCTTTAATTATTTCTCTTGAAATGTCTGAGACAGAAGTTCGTAATCGTGTATTTACTATTATGGGTGAAGGCCTTTGGTCACATAGAAAACTTTCAAATGGTGAAGTTGAATTAGATATGCTAAAGAAATGGCATGCTGATAAACTTGAAGGCAAGCCAGAGTTTCATATTATTTCAAGTGATCAAGGTGGAGAAGTTACTCCTTCTGTGCTTCGTGGAAAGATTGATCAATACAAACCAGACTTTGTTATTGTAGATTATTTACAACTTATGAGTCCAAATCAAAAGTCAGATAATGAAACGGTACGAATGAAGAATCTTTCAAGAGAACTTAAACTTATGGCTATTGGTGAAGAAGTTCCTATCATTGCTATTTCATCTGCAACACCTGATGATGTTAATGATTTAAGCAGTGTTCCTACACTTGGTCAAACTGCATGGTCAAGACAGATTGCATACGATGCTGATTGGGTTATGGCTCTTGGTCGTGCTACAAATAGTGATATTATTGAATGTGCTTTTCGTAAAAACAGAAATGGTTTTATGGGAGATTTTTTAGTTCAATGTGATTTTGATAGAGGTTATTATCGTTACAAAGATTATGAAGATAAGCAGGTATAATATAATGTGCACAATTATCATCACAAGCCAATTAAAAAGTTTGACTTAAATGGGTTAATCCATGATGAAGCAGCAACACCAAGACTAAAAGATGAGTATATAAGATTACTTTTATCACAAATGAAACTTTTGGGGTATGTGCCAAGATTTGACATAAACCCTGATTTTACGGTAGACTATAATGAAAGAAAGCAATACTTTGAGTTTAAACTCTCAGTGTATGGAATATATATAGGAAAGAAGCAAACAGAATGTATACAAGGGATAGACGGCAACAAGGTGATATATACACCGCCGAACAAGTTAAAAGAGTCCTCAACGGCTCAGGTATAGACATTTCTAATGAGTTAGACAATGACTATATTGTATTTTGTGTTTATCACAATAACTATCGTACTCCCGCTGCAGAAATATCTAAAACAAAAGGAACCTTCTTTTGCTTCTCCTGTCAAATAACTAAAACACTTATTGAAGTTGTGATGCATTCTTCTGGAAGATCTTATTTTGAGGCTGCTCGTTTTATTAAAAGTAAAGAACAAGAAAACAATATTGAATCTGTAATTAATAAAGCGTTATATGCAAAGCCAGACTATGTTCAGTTTGATGAACTAATTCTTAAAAGACTTTATAACAATCTTAATACATCTGATAGAGCAAAAGATTATTTTATTTATCGTAAAATTGATACATCTTCTTTTGCAAAGTTTGGACTTGGATATTCAGAAAAACAAGATATGGTTACTGTTCCAGTACATTCACCAGATGGATTACCACTTGGATTTGTTGGTCGTTCTATTGAAGGCAAAGAATTTAAAAATACACCAGGATTACCTAAAAGCAAAGTTTTATTTAACTTGCACAGAGTAAAATCCTCTGATAAGGTTTATATAGTTGAATCATCATTTGATGCTATTAGACTTGATCAAGTAGGGTTTCCAGCAGTTGCAACTCTTGGTGCAAATGTATCAAACACACAAACAGAATTGCTTCAAAAATACTTCAATAACATAATTGTTATTGCAGATAACGATGAAGCAGGTGGAAATATGAAAGACAGGATAATTGAAAAACTTGGATCTCGTGTTTCCGTTATACAGTTAGACAAACAATATAAAGATATAGGTGACATGAGTGATGAAGCAATTAAAACTTTAGAGTTTAAATTTGACAATTCAATCATGTCTATGCTAAACTAAAACATACAACATAAAAGGAGAAAAAATGAGCGTAGTAAAGGGACTCAAAAATATTAATGCCCTGCTTGACAAGCCAAAGATGGAATCATCAAGTATCAAAGTTCGTTGGGTTAAACTAGCGGATGGTCAATCAGCAAAGATTCGTTTTGTTGAAGAGTTGGATTCAGATTCAGCACACTTTACAGAAGATCGTGGTCTTGCTGTAGTAATTTCAGAACACACAAATCCAAAGGATTATAAGCGCAAGGCTGCTTGTACACAAGAATCACTAGGTCGTTGTTTTGGCTGTGAGATGGCTCGTAAAGAACCTAAGAGCGGTTGGAGAGCACGTTTGCGCTTCTATTGCAATGTTCTTGTAGATGATGGTACAGAAGAGCCTTACGTAGCCGTATGGTCTCAAGGTATCAGTAAGCAATCAGCATTTAATAATATTCGTGAGTATGCACTAGAAACAGGCAGCATCACAAATCTTAGTTGGAAGTTAAAGCGTAATGGACAGGGAACTGAAACCAATTACACACTACTTCCAACTGCTCCAGATGCAGAACCATACACATGGACTGTTGAAGGATTCAACCTAGAAAAGGTTGTTCGTGAAGTACCATACGCAGAGCAGGAAGCATTCTACTTTGGGTTTGATACTCCATCTGTTACCTCTTCAAATGTTGAGTGGTAATTAATTGAACTACGTTGGTTTACATGTCCATACACACTACTCCCTTATGGATGGTGTTGCTACTCCAGAAGAATACGTTGACCGTGCAGTTGAGTTAGGAATGCAAGCAATTGCTATTACTGACCACGGTACTTTATCTGGGCATAGGGAACTGCACCGTATTGCAAAAGCAAAGGGCATTAAACCAATACTTGGCGTAGAAGGCTATATGACTACAAATATGGCGGATAAGAGAGCAAAGGCAGATCGCACTGATCCTCTTGATCAAAATTATCATCATATAGTCCTTCTCGCTAAGAATCAAATAGGTTTAGAGAATCTTAATAAAATTAATGAGATTGCTTGGACTGATGGATTTTTTAGCAAACCACGTTTTGATTTTGAAACTCTTGCTAAATATAAAGAAGGAATTATTGTAACATCTGCTTGTCTTAGTGGATGGATTGCAAAGGCTGTTGAACTAGGAGAACTTGCAACAGCAAAGAAACATATGAAGTGGTTTAAAGAAGAATTTGGCGATGATTATTATGTTGAAATAATGCCACATAATCCTTCAGAAGTAAATAAAGGAATTATTCAACTTGCTGATGCAATGAATATTAAGATAGTTGTAACACCAGATTGTCATCACTCAGATACAAGTCAAAAAGAAATTCAAGAACTTATGCTTATTCTAAATACTCATGCAAAGTTAGAAAAAGATGTAACATACGATAAGTCTAAAAAGAAGGACAACTTTATGGAGCGTCTAGATTATCTTTATGGCACAGATCGTATGATGAGTTTTAATAAGTTTGATATTCATCTTTTATCATATGAAGAAATGAAGAATGCAATGTTAAAGCAAGGCATTGATCGTGAAGATATGTTTGTTTCTACAAATGAAATTGCAGATAAGATTGGCGATTATGGTATTCAAGAAGGATTGAACCTTCTTCCTGCACAGTATAGAAATCCAGGAGAAGAGTTAAAGAAACTTGCTTTAGAGGGATTAACTCAACGCAAAGTTGATTCTAAAGAATACTTAGATCGTCTTGATGAAGAGTTAAATATTATTGCTCAAAAGAATTTTGAACCATATTTTCTTGTAGTACGCAATATGATTAACTGGGCTAAGAAAGAAGGAATTATGGTTGGCCCAGGTCGTGGATCTGCAGCAGGCTCATTGCTTTGCTATGCACTTGGAATTACGGATATTGATCCAATTAAACATGGACTTTTATTCTTTCGTTTTATTAATACAGAAAGTAATGACTTTCCTGATATTGATACAGATATTAAAGATTCACGTAGTTATGAAGTTAATGATTATTTAGTTAGACAATATCGCCATGTTGCGTCTATTACAACATTCTTGCAGTTTAAAGATAAAGGGGTTGTGCGAGATGTAGCACGTTCATTAAATATTCCACTAACTGATGTAAACAAGGTGTTAAAACTTGTTGATACTTGGGAAGAGTATTGCTATTCAAAATCAACTCAATGGTTTAGAGATAAGTATCCAGAGGTTGAAATGTATGGAGAACAACTTCGTGGTCGTATTAGAGGAACTGGCATTCATGCTGCTGGAGTTGTAACTAGCAAAGATCCAATATTTAGATTTGCTCCAATGGAAACACGTTCAGTAACTGGTCAAGATGAAAGAATTCCAGTAGTTGCTGTTGATATGGCAGAGGCTGAAAAGATTGGACTTATTAAAATTGATGCATTAGGACTTAAAACCCTTAGTGTATTAAAGAACACTCTTGAAATTATTAAAGAAAGACATGATAAAGAAATAGATTTATTGTCTATTAATATGCAAGATAAAAATGTTTATCAAATGCTTTCTGATGGCTATACAAAAGGTGTATTTCAATGTGAAGCAACACCATATACAAATCTCTTAGTTAAAATGGGAGTAAAAAATCTAGATGAACTTGCTGCATCAAATGCATTGGTTCGTCCAGGTGCAGCAAACACTATTGGAAAAGATTACATTGCTCGCAAACATGGCAAGCAAAATGTTTCTTATATCCATCAAATTATGAAAGAATTTACGGAGGACACTTATGGCTGTATTCTTTACCAAGAACAAGTTATGCAAGCATGCGTACACCTTGGACAAATGTCCATGTCAGAAGCAGATAAAGTTAGAAAGATCATTGGTAAGAAAAAGGATGCTAAAGAGTTTGATGTATACCAAGACCAATTCATTAAAGGTGCTTCTGCCTATATTAGTCCCAATCAGGCTCTTGATCTATGGCATGACTTTGAAGCGCATGCAGGGTATTCGTTCAACAAATCTCATGCGGTTGCTTATTCTACGCTCTCGTATTGGACGGCATGGTTAAAATATCACTATCCACTTGAGTTTATGTATTCACTGCTTAAAAATGAAAAAGATAAAGATGCTCGTACAGAATATCTTATTGAAGCAAAGCGTATGAATATTCCTATTAAATTGCCACACATTAATGAATCAGATAATGATTTTAAAATTGAAGGCAAGGGAATTAGATTTGGATTAACTGGTATTAAGTTTATTTCAGATAATATTGCCTCAAAGTATATGAAGGGTCGCCCTTTTAAATCATATAAAGAATTAGAAGAGTTTACTTTTACAAAGGGTAACGGAGTTAACAGTCGTGCATTAAATGCTTTGCGACTTATTGGAGCAGCAACTTTTGCAGATCAACCAATTAATGACAAAGAAGTTAAGGAAAATCTTTATGAGTTCCTTAATCTTCCAGAGTTTAATATTACAGTTCCTTCTCATTACTATGCATTTATTCAAGATATTGAAGATTTTGAAGAGAAGGGTTCCTTTATTTTAATGGGTATGGTAAAATCAATTAAACGAGGAACAGGTTGGTCAAGAGTAGAAATTTTAGATAAAACAGGAAGCGTAGGTATATTTGATGACGAACAAACAACTATTGAGGCTGGCATATCGTATCTCATTTTGGCTAATGATAATCGTATACTTAGTGCCATTCCTGTTGATCAAATAAAAGGATCAACTTCTGGTCTTGTAAAGTTTTTAAATTACAAGCAAATACCGTATACAGATGAAGAAATGTTTGTTGTTTCTTTTAAGCCAAGGGTTACGAAGGCTGGAAAGAAGATGGCCTCATTAACAGTAGCAGATGCATCAAGAGACCTTCATTCAATTACAGTATTTCCTACCGTATTTGCAAAAGCATATATGAAAATTGAAGAAGGCAATGCATATAAATTTAGTTTAGGCAAAACAAAAGATGGAACAACAATAATGGAGGATGTACAATAATGCTAAATGAACTAGCAGTTGAACTGCATAAAACAGCAACAGATAAAGGTTTTTGGGATACCCCAGTAGACGATATTTTTATTGCTAAACAATGTATGATGATCGTATCTGAAGTAACCGAGGTTATGGAAGCAGTAAGAAAATCAAAGGGTAGTGAAGAAGTAACAAAAGAAATAGCAGATATTCTTATTCGTACACTAGATCTATATGCTGGAATGTTTAATAATGGATATGTAAGTCATTCACTTGATGAAATGTTTGAAGAAAAAACTCAATTCAATACTACACGTCCAGAAAAGCATGGGGTTAGATTCTAATGACTATGACAGTTGAAGATGTATTGGCACAACTTAATCCAAAGTTACGTAAAACAATTATGGCAGGAGATTCATTACCTGCTACGGAATATGCACCTACTCCTAGTTTTGGATTAAATAAGGCTTTAAATGGTGGTCTTCCATATGGTCGTCAGATACTTGTATGGGGTTCTAAATCGTCTGCAAAGTCTTCTCTATGCCTTCAAATGATAGGTCTAGCACAGAAAGAAGGAAAGATCTGTGCTTGGATTGATGCAGAAATGTCTTATGATAAAAATTGGGCAACTAAACTTGGAGTAGATACTTCTAAGTTAATTGTTTCACAATGTCGTACAATTAATGAAATGGTAGATATTGGAACTAATCTTATGAACGCTGGAGTTGATATGATTGTTATTGATAGTATTACTTCTCTTCTTCCAGCAATATATTTTGAAAAGGATTCAGATGAACTTAAACAACTTGAAAATACAAAACAAATCGGAGCAGAATCTAGAGACTTTAGTAATGCGTGGAAAATGCTTAATTATGCAAACAATAAAGTTAAGCCAACTATGCTTGTTCTTATTTCTCAGTCTCGCAACAATATCAGTGCTATGTATACTAGTCAGCAGCCTACTGGTGGTCAGGCTACTAAGTTTTATTCCTCAACTGTTATTAAATTATTTTCTTCTGAGTCCGACAACCAAGCAATTAAAGGAAAGATCCCTGTTGGAGATAAACTTATTGAGGAAAAAATTGGTCGCAAAGTACTATGGCAACTACAATTTTCTAAAACCTCTCCTGGTTTTCAGTCTGGTGAGTATGACTTTTATTTCAGGGGAGACAATGTTGGCATTGATAGCATTGGTGATCTTGTTGATACCGCAGAACTAGCAGGACTTGTTACTAGAACTGGAGCATGGTATCTTCTTCCAGATGGAACAAAAGTTCAAGGTCGTGAAGGATTTGTTAATAGAGTGAAAGAGGATTTGGATCTTCAAGATTCTTTGAAGAAACAATTAACAGATGTCTCATAAACCTTTTACTGTGTATCCAGGACAGTTTATTTGTAAAACTTGTGGTGAAATTGTTAAAACAATGAGGTATTGGAAAGATACTGTTTCTGTAAGTTGGATGTGTTCTAATAAACATGTTTCTTCTGTAGATATTCTTCCACCTTCAAGGAAAGATTATGAGCGAAAAGAACGAGAGTAAAAGAATTGGTGCAAAACAACATAAAAATTCTGGTCGCAATACTCAAAAGGGTGATGCAACTTGGAAAGGGTTTGTGGTTGATTTTAAAGAAGCCTCCAAGTCTTTTACCTTAAATCAAGATGTCTGGGCAAAGGTAACAACAGATGCTATAAAGGCAGGAACAGACAAAGCCCCAGCAATTATAGTAATACTTGGAGAAGGAAATACAAAGGTTAGACTTGCTATAATTGAAATGGAAATGTTAGAACAATTAACGGAGGAATAAAATGAATAATAATGAAACAACATTAGATATGGTAAATGGATTGGCAGAGATTGCTGACTATATGCAAGATGAGGAGTTAACTGCTGCTTTAACTTTTATTGCTAAGGTTATAATCAAGCCTGATATTCCAACTCAAGTAGCAACAATTGAAATTGTAAGACTTCAGGCTATTGCAGCAAAGATGGCATTTAAGGCTACTTGGATGGCTAATGTTGACAAGTCTGATAGAGGGAAGAAAAATTTATATTATACTGCTGCGGAGTCAATTAATAACTTGGTATCAGCATTAAAGTACACAACACGATAGTCTGATATACTTAATAGAACAGAAAAGAGTTTTAAATTGACAAAAAATTTATTAAAAAACGTAATGATAAAAACAGCAGAAAAGAAAATGACAATAGATAATCAGGCTTTGATCGCAAAGATCCAATCTGGATATATTGAAGGTCGTGGACCAAAGCATACACAAAAGAAAACTTTTGCTCCATCAACCATTGCATGGAGTCATGGCGAATGTCCAAGATACTGGTACCTTGCTTTTGAAGGCAATACATTTGAAGATGATACAACTCCATACAGTGCAGCCAATATGTCATCTGGAACTATGGGACATGATAGAATTCAGGGTGCAATGATGAAGGCTGGAGTTGCCAAAATCTTTAAAGATGATGAAGGCAATGATACAACAGAGTTTAAAGTTTTTAATACTGATCCACCAATTTTTGGTTATGGCGATGTCATGCTTAATTGGGAAGGCGAAGAAATTGTTGGTGAAATTAAAACAATGATGAATGAAGCATTTGAATACCGTAAAAACTCAGGAACTCCTAAGTCTGGGCATGTAATTCAATTGCTTATTTATATGAAGATTCTTAAGAAAGCAAAGGGGATGCTTATCTATGAGAATAAAAATAATCATGAACTACTAATCTTTGAGATTGGTGTTAATGATCAGTATAGAAATTGGGTAGACTATGCGTTTAACTGGATGCGAGAAGTTCGCAAATCTTGGGAGTCAAAAGAACTTCCTACAAAAAACTACAGATCTAATTCAAAGATTTGTAAGGGTTGTCCAGTAAAAGAAGCGTGTGGTAATGCAGGGGTAGGATCTGTAAAGATCGCATCTCTGGAGGAACTGAGTGAAACTATGTAGTTGGTGTGACACATCATTTAAACCTGCAGTTACATATCAAATATATTGTTCTGAACAATGTAGAGAATTAGCAACTAAAGAAAAAATTGCTGAACGTCACAAAGTTTTAAAAAGAAAAAAAAGACTTGGTAAGGTAAGAGTTTGCAGAAATTGTCAAGATCAACTATCAGCATATAATGATAATTTATTATGCGATTCATGTGAATTTGATCCAGTTCTTGTAAATAAAGCATTAAAAGAACTAAAGAGATTAGGGATTATAGAGTATGAGCAAGAATAAATGGGGATTAGAACTTATTCCAAAAAAAATATGTGCTATTGATGCTAGTACTAATAGTCTTGCCTTTGCTATTTTTGATACCTTTACAAAAGATCTTATTAGTGTTGGAAAAATTAACTTTGAAGGCAATGACATATACGATAAAGTTATGGATGCTGGTAAAAAAGTAAAGGCTTTCTTAGATATTTATGATGGTTTTGAAGCAATAGTAATTGAACATACAGTATTTATGAATAGTCCCAAGACTGCTGCTGATCTTGCTCTTGTGCAAGGAGCAATTCTTGGTTCTGCAGGTCAGACTGGAACAAAGGTTATTGGTAAGGTATCTCCAATTACTTGGCAAAATTTTATTGGAAATAAGAAAATCTCAAAAGATGAAAAGTTTTATATCAAAGCGCAGAACCCAGAAAAGTCTGAGTCATGGCTAAAGACATATGAAAGAAATCTAAGAAAAGAAAGAACAATTAAGTTTATTAATATTCAATACAATAGGACTATTACTGATAATGATGTAGCAGATGCTTGCGGTATTGGACACTGGGCTATAAAAAATTGGGGGAAAGCGATTGGGGTTGACAAATAACACCATGGCTGCTAAACTATATACAAGTGAGTCTTGGCTTCGTAAACGCTATGTCATGGATAAAAAGACTCCTGAAGACATTGCCAAGGAGTGTGGATGCACAGTGGAAACTATATATGTATACCTTGCAAAATTTGGATTAAGGAAGTCTAAAAGATGAATAAAAAGAAAATTGTTTTAGCATTAGCGATTGCTAGTGCAGTTGGAATCACCTATGCTATTTCTGCATTAAAAAATTTTCCAGATGCATTTGATTGGGAAATAGAAGATGAGTGATAATCTAAAGATTACGGTTGATCAAGTTAATCATCCGCAACACTATATAAATGACCCATCTGGTATTGAATGTATTGAGATTACTCGTCATCGTAATTTTAATATTGGAAATGCTTTTAAATATCTATGGAGAGCAGGACTTAAGGATGAGTCTAAGACTATTCAAGATTTAGAAAAGGCTATTTTTTATATTAAAGATGAAATTAACAGACTAGAGGGCAAATATGTCAACTGAAGAAGAGTTAGTTAAACATCTTGATCAAGTAAACACTGTTGTTGCTGAATACTTAAAAGGCAATGATCCAACCAAGATTTCTAAAGAACTTGCTATTCCACGAGTTAAAGTTGTAGAACTTATTAATGAATGGAAAGTTATGGCATCTGCCAATGATGCTATTCGTGCTCGTGCAAAAGAAGCCTTAGCATCTATGGACGCACATTATGGAAAACTTATTGCTAAATCTTATGAAGTTATTGATGAAGCATCTATGACTAATAATCTTGGTGCAAAAACTCAAGCAATTAAACTTGTTATGGACATTGAAGCAAAACGTATTGATATGTTACAAAAGGCTGGACTTCTTGAGAATAAAGAACTTGCAGAAGAAATGCTTGAAATTGAAAAACGTCAAGAAGTTTTAGTTGGAATTTTAAGAGATGTTGCTACAACTCATCCAGAAGTTCGTGATCTGATTATGCAAAAGTTATCTCAGGTAGCCAAAGAAGGCGAAGTGATTACAATTGTCCACGAAGTTCAATGATTTTTTTGAGGCACTTCAAGATAACAATTTTGAAGAAACTCCAGTAGATGCAAAAACATTTGTTGAACATCCAGATTATTTGGGACAACCATCACTATCAACTATTCAATACGACATAGTTGAAGCAATGAGTCAAATTTATAAAGAAGAAGATTTAAAGTTGCTTATGGGTCATGATAAAGGTGCTCAATATTTTAAAAAATATACAAAAAATGAAATTATCCTGCAACTTGGCAAGGGATCTGGAAAAGACTTTGTATCTACAGTAGCATGTGCATATGTAGTTTATAAACTATTATGTCTTAAAGATCCTGCTAGATATTTTGGTAAGCCATCAGGAGATGCTATTGATATCATTAACGTTGCAATTAACGCACAACAGGCTAAGAATGTTTTCTTTAAAGGATTTAAAAGCAAGATTGAACGCTCACCATGGTTTGCTGGAAAGTATGATCCAAAAGTAGACTCTATTGGTTTTGATAAGTCTATTACTGTTTATTCTGGACATTCAGAAAGAGAATCACATGAAGGTTTGAACTTGCTTATGGCAGTACTTGATGAAATTTCAGGATTTGCATCTGAAGTTGGTACAGGTAACGATCAAGGTAAAACTGCAGACAATATTTATAAGGCATTTAGTGGTACTGTAGATTCCCGTTTTCCAGACCTTGGAAAGGTTGTTTTACTTTCATTCCCACGTTACAATGGAGACTTTATTTCTCAAAGGTATGAAGATGTAATTCTTGAAAAAGATGTTATTGATAGAAAGTATACTTATATAATTAATCCTGATTTGCCAGAAGATGAAGTTGGAAATAAATTAGACATTGCTTGGGAAGAAGATCATATTATTTCATATAAATATCCTGGAGTATTTGCTTTAAAAAGACCAACATGGGAAGTAAATCCAACTCGTGAAATTGAAGATTTTAAAATGGCTTTTTTCAAAGATATGGGAGATGCAATGATGCGTTTCCTTTGCACACCAACCTATTCATCAGATGCATTTTTTAAACAAAGAGATAAACTTGAAAAATGTATGACACTTAGAAACCCTATTGATAACTTTAAAAGGTTTGATGAATCGTTTAAGCCAGATCCAGAAAAGGTTTATTTTGTACATGCTGACCTTGCACAAAAACATGATAAATGTGCGGTAGCAATTGCTCATGTAGAAAAATGGGTAAATGTTCAAGTAATTAATAACTATGAACAAGTAGCACCCATTGTAGTCGTAGATGCAGTAGTATATTGGGAGCCAAAAGTTGAAGGACCAGTTAATCTTTCAGAGGTTAAACAGTGGATTCAAAATCTTAGAAGGCTTGGATTTAATATTGGTATGGTTACATTTGACCGTTGGCAGTCATTTGATATTCAACAAGAACTAAAGGCTGTTGGAATAAGAACTGATACTGTTTCTGTTGCTAAAAAACATTATGAAGATTTGGCCATGATGATTTATGAAGAGCGTGTGGCAATGCCTCATATTCAATTATTACTTGATGAGATGGCAGAATTAAAAATAACAGATAATGGTAAAAAAGTAGATCACCCACGTAAAAAATCTAAGGACCTTGCAGATGCTGTTTGCGGAGCCGTATTTGATGCTATTAGTTTTACACAAAAAGATAATAATCTTGAGATTGAAGTCCATACATGGACTAATACTAAAAAAGATACTCCCCTCTTTGTTGACAATAATGGGGAGGGTATGATAGAATATAAAGGTAAAGAAATACCTGATGAGGTGAAAGACTACCTTGACAGATTTAATTTACTATAGTAAAATAAAGTTATAGTCAAATGACTAAACACAAACAATATAAGGAGAAAGAATGAATTCGTTCAAAAAGATCAGCCTTGTCATCGCTGCAGCCCTGACTGGCACAATGTTAATGGCTACATCATCCAACGCAGCAGCACTTGCTGTTACAGTTGCAGGTGGAGCAAACACAACAACTTCTGCAGCACCGACAACGGTAGCAGTTCCATCAACTAACACAATCTCTGCAGGATATGCTATTGCACTTGCAGCAACAGCAGATACAGGTACAGTAGTATCTTTCACTGCTTCATCAACAGTTAAGTTGGTTACTGCACTAAATACAGCATCACCAGCAACAGTTACTACTGCATCTGGAACATCATCATACTCAGCAACATCTGCTGGAGTAGCAATGACTGTATATGCATACACAACTTCAACAACTGTTGGATCAATTACCATTGCAAATGGTGCATACTCAACAATTGTTTATATTCAGGGAACAGCAGGTCCAGCATATAATGTTGCACTTTCAGTACCTACAGCAACAGCAGTAGGAACAGTTCCAACAATCACAGCATCTGCAACAGACGTATTTGGCAACCCAGTTGCTTCAGAGGCTATTGCAATCACTTTGGTTGGAACAGCATTTGCTGACAATTCAGTTACAAAAACACTTACAACCTCAGCAGTTAATTCTGCAGCAGGCGTAACTCCAGTAACTGTTATTGGTTCAAAAACAGAATCACTTGCTACAGCAGTAGCAGGAGAAGTAACAGTTGTTGCAACTGGTGCTACAGCAGCAACAACAGTAACAGGTCTTACTGCTCCAGTTAAGTCAGCAATTTCCAAGTTCACAGTATCTGATCTTGCTGGTCAGATTGCATTGCTTAAGGCAGAACTAGCAGCAGAAAAGGCTGGTCGTTCAGCAGATAAGGTTGCAGCAGATAAGGCATTTGCGGATGCAATTGCTAAGGCTAAATCTGATTCAGAGACAGCAACTGCAAAGTTGGCAGTATCAGATCTTACTGCAGCAACATATAAGTCACAGTACAACGTACTTGCAAAGAAGTGGAACAAGGCTAATCCAAAGGCTAAGGTTGCACTTATTAAGTAGTTAATACTTACAATTTAGGGAGTCATTAACATGGCTCCCTTTTTTGTTCAATAAAATGATATAATAATCCTATTAGTCAACACCAAGACTATAAGGAGAGAGAAGATTAAAAAATTATTTCGTATAGCCTTAGTAACATTAATTGCTTTACTTCCACTTTTAGTAGGTGCAAGCAAGGCTCATGGAGCAATTACTGAGATTTCTGCAACTGTAGCAGAAAATGATGTGCTTCAACTTGCTGCTCCCCAAGGGTATAAAATTGATCACGTAGTATTTGCATCATATGGAACACCAATAGATTACACAATAGATCCAAATTGCCATGCAGTAGATTCTTTATCTATTGTTAAATCAGCCATTCAAAATGAGTCTTTAGTTATTTCTGCAAGTAATGATATTTTTGGTGATCCATGCGGTGGAGTATATAAACAACTTTCTGTTATTTTAGCAATACAAGATTTGCCACAAGTAATAGTTGACCCAACTCCATCTCCAACGCCAACACCACCTCCTGCTCCAAAGCCAGAACCTTTATTTTTAAATGATCCAAACAATCTATCTGCCGTACTAGACACAACAACTCAAAAAATTACATTAACTTGGACTGCTCCAACAAAAACTAATACATCTCCAGAAAGATATGCCATTATGTGGTTTACCAATACTACAAATGGTTGGGGTATTGCTACAGGAAATGTTGGCGATTCAACAGCATTAAATACAACTATAACTATACAAACAAATATTATAGGACAAGATGGTTTAGATAAAAATTATATGTTTTCAGTTAGAGCAGATAACGATACACTTAAGGTATATTCTAATTGGTCTAATTTAGTAACTGTTTTAGTACCTGATTTTGCTAGAATTGCTGCAGAAAAAGCAGCCATAGATGCTAAGATTGCTGCAGACAAAGCAGCAGCAGATGCAGCAGTAGCATTAGAAAGAGCAAGAATTGCAGCAGCATTGGCTGCACAAGCAGAAGCAGATCGTATTGCTGCAGAAAAGGCTATAGCGGAAGCAAAATCTGCACAACAAAAAGCAGCAGCAGAAGCAAAGGCAGCAGAAGATGCTCGTATATTAGCAGAACAACAGGCTAAAGAAGCAGAGGCAGCAAGATTAAAAGCAGAAGAAGATGCAAGAATTCAAGCAGAAAAAAATGCACAAGCAAAAGCAGATGCTGCTAAAGCAGAGGCAGATGCAAAAGCCAAAGCAGAGGCAGATGCAGCACTTGCTGCTCAACAGGCTAAAGATGAGGCTGCAAGAATTGCTCAAGAATTAGCAAATGCAAAAGCGGAAGCAGATAAAATAGCAGCAGATCAGGCTGCAAAAGATCAAGCAGCAAAAAATGCTAAAGCACAAGCGGATGCTGCAATTCAAGCACAAAAAGATGCACAGGCTAAAATTGATGCACAAAAAACAGCAGATGATAAAGCAAAACAAGATGCTATTGGTGTAAAACCAAATAGTCCAGATCAACTTTCAGATACAATAGTAAAAGAAGCACCAAAAGAAGTGCTGGTTCCACATATACAAGAAGATAAGCCAGGAATAGAAAACGGCGGAATAGAATTCTTTGGAACTAAAACAGCACCACAGGTTGTGGGAGAAGATGGAAATTTAACTCCACCCGCACCACCTCCAGGATCAGGTCTACCAATTCCGCCAGATGCGATTACAACGCAGGATACATTTATTGGACAACCTGGAGGTACAACATTTAATGCTCCAGATATTGCTGTGCCAGTGATAGAAACACCACTTCCAGATGCAATAGCAGCAGTACCAGGAGCACAAGCAGTAAATGCAGCATATGTAGCATTGGCTAATATCGGAAATGATATGAGTCCAGTAACAAGAAAAAAAGCAAAAAAAATATTGGTATTAACCGTTGCGGTTGCTGCCATTAGAAGGAGGTTCGGAGCATGAGACAATTTATAAAAGATATTTCTAAAGATTTTATGTCCGAAATTTGGACCTTTGTTGGATTATTCTCAGCATGGCTCGTTCTAACGGGCAGTGCAAAAACAGTAATTGGCAAAGTCACCCTGATTTCATTTATTCTTTGGGTAATTACCCTTAGACTAAGAAATCCAAAGGAAGGAGAATAAAATGACACCTAAAAAAGAAACACATAAAACAAACCCACAAAAAGAAATTTCTAATATTTTGATGAGAATTGTTGCAGTATTTGCAGCATCAGGACTGTCAGTATTAGGAGCAGGAGCAGTAGTTGGAATTGACACTATAAAGGCTGTTGGTCTTGCAGGGATCTTAGGAGTAGCCTCAGTTATTGAGCGTATTGCTAGAGCCTATCTTGAAGATGGTAAACTAACATTATCAGAAATAAATGATGCATTTAAATCTGTTGATAAAAAGGCTAATTAGTCATATTTTAGGTCTTTGACAGCCCTCTCCAATAATGGTATACTTGAAATCTACCATTCGGAGAGGGTTTTTGCATGACAATTATTGCTGTTGTAAGACAAGATGAAACAGTTCATATGGCTGGTGACAGAGGTGCATCAACAGAAGACTCTATCTTAGCATTAAAGGCTCCAAAAGTATTTAAAATTGGTCCTTATCTTTTTGGTTATGCAGGAACAATGGACGGAGAAAGAATTCGTCACAATTTTAAACCACCTGTACCAAAACCAAATGCTAATCTAGATAAATTTATGTATACTGAATTTCTTGTTGCACTTAGAAATTTTTATGAAACTTGGTGGGTAGACATATCAAAAGACTCTGACTTTGGTATGCTTATTGCAATTAAAGGTAGAGTATTTGAACATAATGCAGTTGATATGTCTTTAACAGAATATCAAGAAGATTATCTTGCTATGGGATCAGGCTCTGATTTTGCACTTGGTTCTTTATGGACAACACAAAATCAAAAAAATGGAAAAAGAAGAGCCCAATTAGCAGTAGAAGCAGCCATAAAATATTCAACATCCTGTATTGGACCAGTTGACGTAGTAAGTATTTAGGAGTATACTTTTAATATGCATACAGAAAATGATATAGAAGACGCAGAATTTGGTATTTGGTTGACAAGCGGTCTTGAGCGGGGATGGATTTCAGATCCATATTGCAACACTCATGATGGTGGATACGAATTTATGGGTGAAGAAGAATTACAAGAATGGGAAGACGGCGGAGATCCGTGTTGCCATGTAGTAAGACTTATGATATAATTATTATGTACTTGCCGTAAGGGAGTATAAATTAACTTATTCGCTTGAAAGGGGAATAACATGGTAACACAGTTCGCTATGGATCTATTCAATGATCCTTTTTTTATTGGCTTCAACAGAGAGTTGAGTCGCCTAAATGATGCACATAGAATCAATTCACAATCATATCCTCCATATGATCTTCTTAAACTAGATGAAGATACATATCGTTTATCTATTGCAATTGCAGGATTTACAAAAGATGATATTGATGTTTCAGTAGATAATGGTTCTCTCGTAATTAAGGGTGAAATTACGGAAATTACAGATGCTGAAATTGTTCACAAAGGAATTGCTGGTCGTAAGTTTACACGATCATTTGCACTTGGTGAATACATGGAAGTTACTGGTGCAGAACTTAAAGATGGAATGCTTCATGTAAATATTGATCGCATTGTTCCTGAAGAAAAGAAACCAAAAACAATTAAGATAAAGTAGTATAATATAATAGTCCCCACACAGGACCTTAGTGATGGATTAGTTACCCATTTATAATGACCGTGGCCTACGTGCCTGAATCACCTGTGTGGGGCTTTCAATTGTTCTGATATAATTACTTTAATATGACTGACAAAGAGTTGGTGCAATATAATAAGCAACAGTTCAAACAGCGTCTTAAAGAAATTAAAGAGAACGCTGGATGTGCAGACTGCGGAGAAACCAACCATATTGTTTTAGATTTTGATCATCTTAGTAATAAAAAATACAATGTGTCAAGAATGATTCACGATGGTTTTTCTTGGGCAGCAATTAAAAAAGAAATATCAAAATGTGAAGTGGTGTGTTCTAATTGTCACAGAATAAGAACTCATGATAGATTGACAAAAAAAACGGCTTAGTGTATAATAAGTATATAACCATAGGAGGTTTAATATGACAACAGCAGTAGATGTATTAGCAAAGGCAAAAGCCTATGTAGATGCAAAATATGTAGAAACAGGCGACAACGATACAATTTTTGGAAAGTGGTACGGACTAAACAATCAACCATGGTGTGCAATGTTTGTATCAAAGTGTTTTGATGAAGCAGGGGCAATTAAACTTGTTGCAGCATCAAGCAAAAAAGGTTTTGCATCTTGTAATGCGGGATGGCAATGGTTTGTAAAAAACAAACAATATGTAGCAGTTGGTCAAGCAGAGCCTGGAGATATTGTATTTTTTAATTTTGATAAGGACCCACATACAACAGAGCATGTAGGTATTGTTGTTTCAAATGATGGAAAGAATCTTATTACATATGAGGGCAATACTAGCCCAGAAAATTCTACTGGGTCACAAGCAAATGGAGGAGGTGCTTACAAGCGTAAGCGTCCATACTCATTAGTTATGGGAGTGGCTCGTCCAAAGTGGTAAATAAATTTACTGTTGCCGTAGTTGTTGGATTGCTTTTAATTGGTAATTCAGCATCTGCTGCATCAACAGATTGGAAACTTCCAATTAAAAAAGCAACTCCAGGTGTTATTAATTTAAACGTAACTCAAGAAAATATTAAAGATAATATATGTAAATCTGGTTGGACAGCAACAATTCGTCCAGCAGTTAACTATACAAATAAATTAAAAGCAGATCAATTAGCAACAACATATAAAACATTTGTTAAAATTTATGGAACAGATTTGTCTTTGTATGAAGAAGATCATTTGATTAGTTTGCAATTAGGCGGAAGCCCAACAGATCCTAAAAATTTATTTCCACAACCATATGCAGGAAATAATGCACGTAAAAAAGATGTTGTAGAAACAAAATTAAAACGTCTTGTATGTGATGGTACTATTACTCTTAAAGTAGCACAAACTGCTATTGCAAAAAATTGGGTATTAGCGTACAATAAGTATGTAACACCAAAAGATACAACTACAGAGGCGGTTAACTAATGGAATCAACAAAAAAATCTACGCTTAAAACATTTAGTTGGGAAGTGTTTCATTTTTCTATTCTTGCTACAATTATTTATGTGATTAGTGGCGAATGGGAATATGCAAGTTTAGGAGCAATTATTTATACTGGTATTGAAGCATTTGGATATTATATTCATGAAAGATTATGGGCTAAGTTTGGAAAAAAGGTTAAATAAATGGGTAAACATTTAGATAAAATTGAAAGAGCATTGAAACAAAGACAGGCTGCAACATATGCTCCTGGACAAAAAAAACCAGGGTCTATGAATATTAAAAAGACTGGATACCGTGGACAAAAGGCTAAAGGATCTAAGTAATGCCAGTATACGAATATGACTGTATGCCTTGTGCAAAAAGATATGTTAAACAAAGGTCTATTAATGAAGATGATCCAGGATATAATTGTGAAGATTGCAATTCTATACTAGTTCGTGTATATTCTAATGTAGGAGCAGTTTTTAACGGTAGTGGATTTTATTCAACCGATTATAGAAAGAAGTGAGATGACTAAATTAATGACAGAAGAGCCAGTATTAACTAAAGAATGGCAACTTAAAGCAACAGATAGGTGTGATTCTTGTAATGCAGAAGCACTTGTAGAAGTAACTGGACTTGATGGAGCATTAATGTTTTGTGGTCATCATTATAATAAAATAATAGACAATCCAGAAGGATATAAAAAAATGATGTCATTTATGATTAGCATTATTGATGAACGTGATAAACTCATTGAAAACAAAGCAAAAGAAGCACCCCACGCATGATTATTCAAATTATTGGACTTCCAGGATCAGGTAAAACTGTTCTTGCAAAAGCACTTAAAGAACGCATTAATGCCGTTCATTTTAATGCAGATGAAGTAAGAGCAGGACTAAATATTGATCTTGGTTTTACTGATGAAGATAGGATTGAGCAAGCAAGGCGTATGGGTGAACTTGCACGTTTAGTTTCTAAACAAGGATTTCCAGTAATTGTAGATTTTGTTTGTCCAACAGATCAAACTCGCAGAGCATTTGGTTTTGCTGATGTTGTTGTTTGGGTAGATAGAATTAAACAAGGTAGATACGAAGATACAAATAAAATTTGGGAAGATCCAAAGTATTGTGATGTAAGAATTGATGATAAGTGGACAGTAGAAGAAGAAGTAGATTTAATTATTAAATCATGTAAATTATTTGATTGGTCTGCTCCAACTACTTTACAACTTGGTCGCTATCAACCTTGGCATGAAGGACATCAAGCACTTAAACAAGAGGCTCATAACCGTACAGAACAAGTTTTAGTAGGTGTTCGTAACACATACGGTACATCTGAAAAAGATCCAATGCCATACAACAAAGTAGAAGATTTAATTCTTAATGAAAATCCTATTGGCAATGGTAATACATTAGTATTAAGATTACCTAACATTACCAACATTGTATATGGTCGTGATGTAGGATACAAGATTGAACAAGTAGATTTAGGAGCGACTATTCATGCTATTTCGGCTACTGAAAAGCGTAAAGAAATGGGTTTATGAAAGTAACTAAGCAAAGATCAGCAATAAAGGCTATTACTTGGCGTATAGTTGGTACGGCAGATACTTTCGTTTTATCATATTTTATAACACACAAAGCAATTACTGCTGCTTCTATTGCTGGATTTGAAGTTTTAACTAAAACTATTTTATATTATTTTCATGAACGTGGATGGAATAATATCCAGTGGGGTAGAAAATGAACAATGATGACATTGAAAATGCAATTATTGATAATTTAATTCTTGAAGGTGCCCTTGAACTTGGTGGAATTGATATGGAAAATGGAGAGATCCTTTATACCTTTACAGACAAACTTAAAGAGATTATGCCTGAATTATATAATGAGCATTTAAACTTTGTTAATGCTGAAATTATGTATCTTTGGGAACGTGGGTTTTTGTCAATTGATGATTTTGCTGAGGAAAATCCTAAAGTTAGGGTAACTGATAAAGCATTTAATGATACAGAAATATCAAAATTGCCCAAAGATAGGCAAAGATCGCTAGAAGAAATAAAACGAATTCTAAAGGTGGTATAATCGTACTATGGATATTATTAAAGAGTATAAAGGCTGTGGCTGTGCCACATGTAAGAAACTAAATGTTGACTGCCCAGATTGCCCAGATTGTGGCAAAGATGTTGCTAAGGGCGACATTGTAGAAAGCGACCATTGTGGTAGCGTAACATGTGCAGATTGTGCACACAAAATGTATGGAGGTGCTTGTACACCAGGAAGTCCAGATTGCAAAGATATGTCATGTCAGATGTGCAATACAAAAAAGATGATGGACGGAACATGTAAGATGTGTGGTGGTATGAATAAAGCATTAGCACCTACATGTGATTGTGCAGATTGCCAAGGAGCATGTGATTGTGGTGATTGCGTACAATGTGGTGTTAACAACATGGGTAAAAGAGATTTTAATTCAAAAGAAAGAGAACGTATGGCTTCTGCAGGAACTGCAATGCCAGATGGATCTTATCCAATTGCAAATCGTACAGATTTAGAAAATGCAATTCGTTCATGGGGCCGTGGCGGAGCAAAAGAAGATGTTAAACGTCATATAATTTCTCGTGCTCGTTCACTTGGTGCAGAAGATTTAATTCCAGATAACTGGAAATCAACTTCTAAATCTTTGTGGGGT